CCGTTCTGATAGTCGAGAGGCTCAACCAGTCTGTCGCACTCGCAAAGGCGGTAACCGACGTGGCGGCCGCTATTTTCGTCTTCACTCCACCACTTGCACGTCGCACACCGCCAAGCGGATTTCTGGGCGGTGTCGCTCATGTACTTACCCTTTCTCTCACGGCCGGTCGGTTACCAGTTTTCCCGGATATGCAGGAATCGGATCACCCTCGATATGGACGCCCTGCTCCCGAGCGTATTTGCACAACTCGTCAATCGCAGAATCGATCTCCAGAACGTGCATCCAGGGGCAGCACTCCTTGAGATCCGCACGCATGCCCTCAACCGAGCGGTCTTTCAAATGAACGACATGCCACTCATCCGAGAAGCCCACGTGCCTTGCAAGCCCCGCAGGAACCATCTCCTGCCAAACTGGATCAAGCCTTCTCATCGAAAACAGGAGGAAGCAGGCTGCACGCGAAAACTCCGAACGATCATCCCGAGACACAATGCGAGGAGGGGTGACTTCCCTGAGAAATCCCCGCTCAAACATTCCGCAGCGACCTCTGTCGCCATCGGTTATCGGACAACGTCCAGCCAAATCGCTTGGCGGGTTCCTTCGGCATTCACCCCGGCAGTCAAGGTGACCCGCCCGGCTCCGATATTCCTGTGTCCAGTGCTGGCAGTGCCAACAGGCCGGCGCGTCCACCTCGGTCAGCATAAAGCTCATGCGCTCACCCTTTCTTCTCGAACCATTCCGTCGTCTCCGATCCCTTCGGTCAGCAAGTGCTGCCCCATGCGCAGACCCATCTCCAGGGCGTCCGGCCCGTCGTCGTACTTCGTAGCCGGGAACCCCTTGAGCTGTTCGACCAGTAAGGCCGCCCCGGGCGAGCCACGCCGGAACCGCAACCAGCCGCGGGCAAGCGGCTCGGTCAGACGCATCCGAATCCGGACCGGCTTGGACATGTCCGAATTGATCCCCTGGACGTTGACCACCATGCCCCGGGCATTCGCTTCCCGCCAGAACATTTCGGCGAGCAAAGCCTGAAACTGGTTGGTCTCGACCGCGAACACGTCCGGGCAAAATCCCTGAATCCACGCGATACCATCCTCGACAATCCGAAAGGCGTTGCGGCGTTCGAGGTCAGCATCGACGTACACTGTGCCGTCGTCGGCAAAGGCAAGCATCACGAAGGCAGAGTAATCGGCCCGATCGGTCTTGCCCAGCGACGGGTCCAGGGCCAGCACCTTCCAACGGATGCGGCTATATTCCGGCCACTCATCAAACCACACCGCGTCCCCGAAGTACGCGGCCGGGAACTCGGCGTCCAGGTGTTCCGGCGGATTCTGCTGATACAGGGCCTCCCACATCCAGTGGTAACCCGACTTCTCGTACTCGCGTTTTCGTGCGAGACACCAGTCTAGGCTAAACCGTTCGGGCCAGAGGGCCTCGCCGGGCACCCGGCCCAAGGGGTCGTTTTCTTCGGCCAAGCATGGTAGGCGGACCCGCCGCCATTGCTCGTCACTGGATTGCAGCAGATGGCCGATCAGGTCGTTGCGGTGCCAGCGTGTGGCGATGATGACCACCGCCCCGTTCGGCGACAACCGCGTGGAACTGGTGGACAGATACCACTCGACCAGCTTCTTTCGTGCCGCCTCGGATATCGCCTCTTCGACATTCTTGAAGTAGTCGTCGATCACCAGCAGGTCGGCCCCATGGCCCATGATGGCCCCGCCAACACCCGCAGCCCGAAGCCCTCCGCCCTGGACGAGCCGCCAATCCGTTCGCGACCGGACGTCTTGACGCACCCGAACGCCGAAGTATTCCTGCCCGTACTCGTCCAGCAAATCGCGGGACTCAATCGAAAATCTCTCGGCAAGGTCTGACGTGGCGGAGGTCAAGAGCACCTCGCGGTCGGGATGGCGCCCCAGGTATTGGCTCGGAAAGTAAACCGACCCCAGTTTACTCTTCCCGGCCCGCGGCGGCATCTCAACTATCAACCGGCGGTTTCTGCCCGTTTCCAGATTCACTAGCTCCTGGTCCAGGCAGGCTAAGTGGCGGGCCATTCGCCACCGGCCCTGGCTTGCCGTTACTCCCCACAGGGCTGGCGTGGCCGTTTGTTCCGCTCGGAGCCGGCATCGCTCGACTGCGGAGGTAGGCGAGGTAGTTGGGATCGGCAATGATCTGGTCGCGGACCTCAGCCACGATATCCGGATGGGCCTCCCTAACCGCTTCATCGTTTTCAGGTGTGTCCCGATTCCCGTTTTCATTTTCGCTGGTTTGTCCCAACACGCCCCGGTACTTGGCCTCTTGTGCGTTGCACCATGCAATCTGAGTCAGAAACAGCGAATGACCGCACTGCCCTTCTCGCCTCAGCCCAGCCTTGCTTCGCTTCGGCCTGGGCTTGACTTCCTTGCCGGTCCTTTCGTCGATAATCGTCCCGCCGGCCTCCTCAGTCTCCTCCGTACTGACTTCACGCGGAAGCTTGGATCGTTCCCACGCGGCCCACGCCTCCCGCCGCATTTCGTTCAGTTCGGCGACCAGTCGATTGACAACCGCGTTCAGGTTGGCCTGCTGTTCTTCGCGCCAACGCTGCTCGATAATCTTGAGGTCCCGGTTGACCGTCGAAAGCGCCACGCCAATCTCGGCAGCGATCTCCGTCTGGGTCCACATCCGGAGCGTCAGACTCGTTATGCGTAGGAGCCTGGCTTCGTGCTCCAGGTTGCGCTGCCGTAGCTTCTTTCGGTATCGTGGCATCAGGCATGGGGTGCCAAGCTATTGTGAGATAACGAACCGCTTGCTCAGTTCTGCCTCAAACGCCCTTTCGGCATTGTCCAGCGACGTGGCCACGTCTCGGTATCGGACCAGGAGGCCCTCGGCTCTCGCATAGGCGGCAATCCGAACCACGGCCATTGTGCCCTGGGCGTCGTAGGGCGTGACCGAAACCGTGGTCCACAGGGCTCGCAGCGGGCCGCGGCGTGATTCTTCGAGCACCGACTGATAGCCGGCCCCGGTCCAGGTCTCGCGCATGACGATCTCTAGCGGCCCCTTGGCGGTCTTCTTCCACAGCAACACCCGCTCGGAATCGAGCCGCGTGGCCTCAACCCCGTTTCCCCGGGCAATCGCCCCGCGGTTCGCGGCGATGAACACGAGCACCTGTTGAGGCGTGGCCTGGACGATCAACGTGCGGTCGAGACGGGCCTCGGCGCCAAGGACACAGACGGACCAGAGCAGGATCAAGACGACGATGGACGGCATGAGCTTCACGGGGGCCTCACTTCGTTGGTTGGGACACGTCACGTTTGACTTCGCGGAGATCCTCCTTGATTTCTTTGAGCACCCGAAGCACTTCGCCGCGGAACTCTTGGTGCCCCCGGGCTTCGACCTTGACCTCCATCACCGCGGCATCGGCTTGCTTGGAGGCGTCGAGCCCCAGACCGACCACATAGACCTGCACGCCGATGATCGCAGCCAGGATCGTGACCATGGACCCTATCGCCCAAAACGTCACGCCGTGTCGGCGGTTGCACTCCTTGACCGTCACACCCTCGTCCTCGTTCCGTCGAATCATGATCGCGAATCCTTTCTACCCAAAAATGCCCCGCCCCCGAGCCGCGCGTGGAAACGGCTGCGGAGGACGGGGCTTCCAGGGATGAGAGACTACCGAGTCGCAGCACCGGGGCCCGACCCGATACGACTTCGGCCAACCACTTCCTGTAGTTTTTTGACCTCCGTTTTGATGTCCGCCAGATCGCTCTTGAGGCTCTGGTGGTATTCGGCCAACGCCTGTTGCTGAGCGCGGTAGTCGGCCTGGTCGTTGAGGTACAGCAGGGGCGTGAAAAGTAGAACCAGCCCGACCATAACACAGAACAGAATCCGTAACGAGGAATCGTCCGTTGACATTACACCGCTCCTTTTCGTTGATTGTCGCAGGAAGCCAGCGACTCAGCACAGTGGATACGCACCTGAGTCACTGCCTCCTCCAGTTTTTTCACTGTCTCTCGCTGTTCCTTGAACTCCTCAAGCAGGCTTTTTCGCTGGCTCTCCAATTCCAGAAAGAGCCAGTGGACCACGTAGGCCAGCATCCCCAGTGAGCCCAGTTGCAAGAGCCCTTGGTCAGATGTCACCACTGGATCTACGGTGGCAAGGAAATCTATCACAGCATCATCAGGATTGTGAGGATCGAGAGGATAACTCGCAGGGCGTTGATCTCGGCCATGTGCTCCTTGAGCCATTCATGGAACGCTTGCCAGTCGATCAGCCCTTCAGGGTTCCCTGTCTCCTTGCGATATCCTCGCACCAAATGCCTGCCGATCACATCGCGGTGTGCTACCTTTGCCTCGGCCAACTTCTGAGCCACAGCGAAACCCGAGAAGTCCTTGCCGCGTATTCTCAGCGGCGGACCCTCGGACAGCACTGTGCCGTAGTGTATCAGAGCGCAGTCGCGTTCGTCGTCAGTGACTTGAATGCGGTTCACCGATTCACCTCCGGAACACGCCACGACGATAGTACGGGTCGCTCGTGGATGTCGGGCAGTTCCCACCCGGACAACCCGAGGCACCCGGCTCTCCAGGCAGAACGAGTGACACGCCGCCCTCTGCCGTGTACTGCCAGGTGTTACCAGCAGCGTCGGTCTGCCGCTGGCTCCCGTCGCTTTGTGAGACCCAGACACCTACTGCCGGTTGAACCGCCTTGGGCGTCTCGGGCACAGGCGTCGGGGGTGCAAGTTGCTGGGGAGCAACCGTTGGAGTCTCAGCGGGCTCCACCTTGAGCACTTTCGGGACCTCAACCTTGATCGAGGGCGTCTCGACCTTCACCACGGGGACAGGCTTGGCCTCTTCCTTCTTCACCGGCTCGGGCACAACCGCCGCCGCGGGAGTGGACGGCTTCCGTCTCGCAACGTCGGAGGCTTCTACTGCCTTGCCAGCCGCGACCATGCCGGCCTTGATCCCCTCGGTAATGTCCTCGATGTTGCCAATGGTCCGCCTGGAAATGGCGATGATTCCACCGCCACGCGATGCACCAAGGCCGTCATCCTCGGTAATGCGGATCGGCACCGTCCGATCCAGCGTCCCGCCGTTGCCGTCTCGCAGTGTCGTCCAGGCGAGAATGCCGAATAGTCCCGCGATCAACGCGACCAGAAACCATGGAGTCTTCACGCTACGCTCCTTTCTTGAGGGATCACCACTCGCACGGCGAACGCCCAATCCGGCGTGCCTTGGCCGCGACCACGACCCTCAGCCAGCCAGAAATAGCCGTCCTCACCGTAGCTGGAGCCCCAACTGTTGCGTTCCAAAATCTCGTAAAGGCCGTTCTTGTTCTTCCGCACCTGGAAGCCGCCATGGATGAAGTGGCCCCACCAGGCGTAGCCCAAGCCGACCGGAATGTTCAGCAGGGCGCAGGTGACTACCGCGTCGAACTCCTTGCCGGGGATGCGCAGGTCATAGGCTTCGAGCACACGACGATTGAGGGCATCATGCTCCCAGCCGGGCTTCCAGAGACGAGGGTTAATCGAGTTAGGTCGATCCATGTACGACGCGAGACAGGCCCCTGCCTTCTCGACCTGTTCCAAGTCGTCGCTCGGATCGGCACCTTGATTCCGCCAGCCCGTCACGGGACCGCCGACCGATTCGGCCGACAACTCCTCGTAGGGATAGCCGGCCAACACCAGAGAGATTTCCATTGCAGAGACGGTGCCGTAGGCGTGGCAGTATCCGAGCGATGACTGATCTTTGCATTTGACCGACGCGACGTTGTCGCTCAACCAGGACTTCTCCCGGTCCTTCTGTTCGATCAAGGCATCCCATTCGGTACGCGGGATCAACTGCATCAGCCGTTCAGCCCCGACCGTGCCCCGGCACTCGCCATAAGGTGCGGCCGGGGGACGAAACGAGAGCATCCGGACTTGGCCATCGAAGCTGACGGCCCTGGCATTTTCCGGGCCGCATAAGGTATCGGCGTTCGCGGGAGTGATGAGGGGGGCGTTGATGCTCACTTGATTCCTCCCTGGTCCGCGACCAGCTTGGCGAGGTCACCCTCGGTCTTGGGCAGTGGCCCCTGAAACGTGACCCGATCCCCATGCAGCACGGCACACCACGGCAGACTCTTGGCCGAATCGAGGAGCGGCTTTGCCCCATCGGGCACTGACTGCGTGTCCCACAACCGCCACTTGCCGGCCTCACGTAGGGCTCTAGCCGTCGCTCCCCCGGTAATACTGGCAAGCTTCACGGCTTCCTGTGGGGGAGCCTCGGAGACGTAAAGCACGATCACCCGGGTCACTGGCCCCGTGATTGGCAGGGGCAAGACATTCGGCCACTGGATTTGCGGATTCCAGGCTGCCAGCACCACCAGGGCCACCAACACGACATCAGATCGCTTGGCACGCATGGCCGACCTCCCTTTAGACCGAGGCGGGCGGGGCTGCTTTGATGGGCGCGGCCGGCACAGGTCGGCCGGGCTCCAGCTTCGCCCAGACCTCGGCCGCCTCCTGGGGCGCCAGATACGGACGGATTGTGGCAAAGGCCACTAGCCGGGCCTCAACCTCCGGCACCACGTCAGGCTGGGTCACGGGGACTTCCTCGGGCTTGGCCGGGGCTGGGGCCAACTTCCATAGCTTGGCGACTGCCGCAACGATCAGGTTCAGCAGGTCCTTTCCGTGCGTCAGCAACAGCCACACGACCGCCACGACAATCACGATGGTTCGCATGTCCATGACTAATCCTCACAGGTCAACAAGTCCAACACGCCACGCCGCCGGTGTTTCGTGTCCCAGGATGGCGTCAACGTCTGCCATTTGCTAATCCGGTTCCGTCGCGGGAAGTCGTGACCCTCGAATACCAACCGCGATCTGGTGTTGCCGAAGCCGCAAATACCGCACAAGAGCCTTACCGGACAGTTTGAGGCTCATGTCCACTGGCACATCAGAACCATAGGGCGACCGCCCATTCGTTTTCGCAGCCATGGCTCTCGCCTCGCGGATGATCTTCTCGCTCGCTAGGACCTTGGGGCTGGGCTTGGGCTTTAGCTTCTGCCGGAATCGTCCCAAGTGAATCTTGCCAAGCCGCACCAACTGAACTGAACTGCGACTGATACCGACCTGCGCCGCAATTTTGTAGTCCGACATCGGTTCCGTGTTCAGAAGATCGATCACCCGCTGGATCACCTCGTCTGGGATTCTTCGTCTTGTCACGGTACGGTCCATGCACCTGTAGATTGTTCCACCACCAACAATAATGTCAACGCAAGTTATGTGGCCAATCCCGCTCAGCCCCCCTTGGTTGCGGTATCGGGGGTTTCAGGCTCTGTGAGCAAATTCCCAATCACCATCAACATCTCGGCTCGTCGGTCGCCCCACGGGTCGTCATCGTCAAATGCCAATTTGTCCAGAACCACACTCCCCCAGTGAAGTGACCAGTAGGCATCGAATCGTTCCCACCTCGGCAGCCAGACCCAGCGGTATTTCCATGACAGTGATAGCGTGTGCCACTTGGTGTACCAGTAGACCGCGTTGCGGGTGATGTTCAGTCGCTTGGTGATGGTCATACTGCATCCCCTGCCTTCTCGGCGTCAATCTCCATTGCCCGCTTGAGCACGGCCAGCACCTGTAACCACTCGTCAGCCCGCGGGCCGGGAAGTTCCCTTGCCGCGTTCTCCACAAGCCCCATTGCGGTACGGACTGCGCTCCGCTCATCGTTGACGTGCTGCTCGTAAGCGGCCTTGGTTTCGGCCAGAGCGGTTCGCAGTCGCAGAATTTCCTCCTTTGCCTGTCCGAGTAGCCGTCGATCGTAGGGCAGAATATGTCCAACATTGGCATCGAGCCGCTTGGTGATAAGATATAGCACATCGTCCATCACCCACCTCCTGCCTTCTCGGCGGCCTTCAAGACCAGATCCTCGATCGTCGGCCCTGCCCACTCGCCGTCCAGGTAGTAGCCCATCCGTGTGTACGACGGATCAGGTCCATACCCATGCCGTTCTGGACGAGCGATCAGGTCCACAGCGGCGGACAGCAGGCGGGTGCGCTCAGCTTCCAGTCGTTCGACCTCGCCCGTTGCTGTGCCGTACCTTGCCAGCATCAGGCGGATTTGGTCCGCAATCGTTGTCCGTCCTGCGCGACGCTCGGATCCCTCGATGAACCGGAGGATGTCGGCGGCGTCATCAAGTCGGCCGTCTATGAATGCGCCGAATGCCGCGATCACAGCTTGTGGTTTCATTCCGCACCTCCGGGCATCTGTCTAACCCGCAGATCCTCGGGCCACTCGTCCATGTCGCCGCCCTTGGGATCGTGCAGTTTCATTTCGAGGATCGTTCCCGGCCTCGGCTGGTAATGGTCCTGTCGCCAGTCCCACGGACTCCAGCCGCCTCGGGCGGGCTCCCACACCCGGCCATTGTCGGCGAGACACTGCTCGCGCAAATCATCCTCGTCGGTGTAGTAGTCGATCACCGGGAGCGCTCCGAGCTGCTTGACAAAGACCGGCACGCCGGCCGCCTTGCACTGGGCGACGATTGACCTGATCCACGCCAGGTTGCACGGCCTCGCACCCGGGCCCGACTCGCCCCCGACGATTACCCAGTGGACCTCGTCTAGTAGGCGTCCAGGCAAATGCTGTCGCGTGCCTGGTTTGTAGGATAGGCTAATCGGCTCCAGCAGCGGCTCCAGGCTCAAGAACCGAACGGCCGCCGGGCACTTCAGTAGGTGAGGCGATCCCCGGTCGAGGTCGGCTTGCGTGCTGGCGGAGTAGCCCAGCCAGACGTTTTCCAACGGCATAGCGAGCGTCCCTGGTTCACCCCAATCGGTGGCCGCTTCGTCCCACATCGCCTCTATGTTTTCCGGTCGCTTGGTAAGTATTAGCCAATCGAGATTCGGCGTCTGGTGGATCAGGCTGATGAGTCGCCCGCGTGCGCCCTCAAGGTTTGTACGCTTCTCGAACACGTCGCACATCGACCCGCAGAACACGCGCCGCCGGACGCCTTCACGTTCGGCCAACCTGTTCCAACGGAGAACCTCTTTCCATCCGGCCTCACTGGCGATGACTCGTCGGCCATTTGGCCCCCAGGTTCCGAGGGCCGAAGGATTGCGCTTGGCCTGGCGCTCGGCGTAGCAGTTGGCACACCCCGAGG